TACCTGATACTACCCCCCCTCCTCAACTGCCTCAAGTTGCTCAAACCCCCTTCACCCAAACTCCTGCACCTACTCCCATTGCAGAAGTTCCAGCAGATAAACCTCAACCAACCTTTTCTGTTTATGGAGTCAATATTAATCTACCTGACCCTTCTCTTGTTGCTACGGCTGGTGCTGTCGCCGTAGTTACTACAGCATCTACTATGGTTGCAACAACGGCATTAAACGCCCTCAAGAATGCCGCAGAACCATTAATTAAAGAAGCAACAAAGAATAAGTTTAAAATTAAAATCAAACAAGTTAAACCCGTTCTTCATTATGTAATGGCAGAAGAAGGTCATGTTGATATTTTTGAATATTCTGCAGAAGGAACTCGCCTTGTAGAACAAGTGTCTAATGTAGAGCAATATATTCGTGATCAAGTTGAAATTAATGCTCTCTATGAGATTGATAACAAAATTATTATTGATGATGTAATAAAAAATAAATTTACAAAAGAAGGCAAAGAAAGATTTAAATCTCTCTTTGCCCCTGCTAAAAAAGTAGCAAAAAAACTTGCTGCTAGATTATCATTCTAAATTTAAATTTGAAACAACCCAAGTAATAATTGCTGCTGGTATATAAGCAATTATATTATATAAGGAGTCAAGAAGAAAGTTATTAAATCTTGATTCCTTTCTTTTTTGAACAAGTTCTTCTTCAGACAGTTCCTTTGTTTGCATTTCTCTTCTCCAATAAGAGAGCAAAATCTTTTTTCTTTGTACCCCCATCATATTCCCAAGCATATCCTTCAGCAATCATTTGATTATTAACTGAAGTTTCTTCCCCATTGATATACAAATGACCAATAATACGACCGTACTTTTCTGTACTATCGGGAAGTTCGGTTTTAATGATGATATCTTTAGCAAATTGCATTCTATTCTTCAACCATTCTTTTGATTCTAAACCTAATTTCTTTTCATATGCATCTGTAGTTCTACTTTCTGGTGTATCTACAGCAGCAAGTCTAATTCTTTTAGTGAGTGAGATATCAAACCCAAGATCAATATCAGCATCAATAGTGTCACCATCAACTACTTTATGAACTGAACGAATACGATAAACGTAAGGATCTTTTTCTTGCATCAGAATGGTAATTTGAATTCTTTGGTATTTAGTTTTGGAATAGGTAATTTTTCAAATGCTTTATTGACTTGGTTCTCCACAACCTTACCAACAAACTCTTCTGGATTGTTGAGGATTGCTTCTGCCTTTTTATAAGTCACATAAGCACCATAACAAAGTGCTCCACTAATGAGAAGACTTGTCGTTGATAGAATGATTGCTAAATTTTTCATCTCTCATTTCCTCGTGTGCTAATTTTAGTATGTAGTAAATTACATATAGAGTAAAAATAAGACCACAACCCAATATTGTGACAACTCCCCAAGGAAAATCCATTAATATTTACCTTCCGTACAATACTCTACTTTTTTATTTGGATAATAAGGATACTTACCTTCTTGTGGTTTCATCCATCCACATCCAATTAACCAATCCATAGTCATTGGTGTTGGTCTAATTTGTTCCCATAGTGGTCCTTTAGAACACATTTCTAACTTTTCGGCAGTTACATTAGATTGTTCTTCTGCCCAGTTAGCATCTGCTTCCCAAGGAATAGCAAGACTTTGCATCATTGATTCATAAGTTAGTCTAGTCTGCTTCATTACCCATGCAGGTATTTCAGAATCCTGATGCACCTGTGCCATAAAGGATGTTTGCAATCCACCACCCATACAATCTTGAACTACATGCCATCCTTCATGTCTCATCGTTCCAAGAAACTCTCTGGGGTCTTTAAGAAGAGTTTCATTCACAAAGAAACGATTGTAGTTTGGTTTATATAATCCTACTGTTCTTGGAGTAAAATATCTTTCTGGTGCAACATACACGGGAACATTTACACCATCAAGAGCATTAATAATTCTTTTCAGTTCTTCTCTGAATGGATCAAAATCTGGATCCTTTAGTAGTTCAGAATCTACCGTGAGTTTTTCAATTCCTTCAGTGCATTCTAGGAGGATCATACAACCCATTGCCTCTGCACTATAAGGTCTAACCGTTGGTTGTTTTGGTGCTAAAGATGATGCTATTGCAGGAAATGATAATGATAAAATTAAACCAAATGAAGTGAGTAACTTTTTCATTCGTTCCACCAACCTTCTTGTTTGTGTATCCAGACTTTCAAGTCTTTTACATATTTTCTCAACATCTGGGCCTGTTCTTCATGCCAAATATCACCCGTCTCCATGTGAAGACGGGTGTGATTATCTATGGCTTTGAGTATGTTGTGGATGGGAGCGTTCCAACACTCCCTCTTTGGAGTGTTCCATTCTCTTGGCATTTGTATTCAACTGTATAAAGTTGTCCTTTATGTATAAAATCAACTGCACATAAATTAGGTCCAATCATCAAGTTACCTGCAATAAGAATTTCAAGTAACATTACTTTTTCTTACCTCCATTTTTTGCTTTTTTAGCAGTCGCATTACCTTGATTTTGCTTGGATCCATTAGATCCTTTTTTACCTTTGTTTGGGGATTTAGACATCAGAGGTCTCCTCTTTGAAATGGTTTTTCTTCATCAACTTTTGCTTCAAGTGCTTCAACTCTTTCTTCAAGTGAAGTATCTGATGTTTCAGAATATCCAGTATTAACTAAAGGTAATCCTTCAGTTTTTTCTTGAACTGGTTCTTCCCAAACAGGTTCTACTCTTTGTGGGGGAGAAGGTGGAGTTTCTACAAACTGATCCCTTTTTACTGGTTTTTCATCCTTATCATCATCATCATCTCCACCCTTCTTCATAGTATTAATACCAAAGGTAGCAGCAGATGCAGTAAAGACGGTAGCAATAAAAGTTGGATCCATCTTAGATAAAGCACCAGCATAACTTGCAGTAAGAAGAGCAGCAGACCAACTCAGAATTAAAATACGAATCAATGTTGACATTTTATTTTCCTTCTTTTTGTTCATTTTTAGTTAGTGAGTAAGATTAACTTTTTTTCCAAGCTTCACCTTCTGCTTTTCTTCTACGTGCTAGTCCTGCTTCTACATTAGATCCAGGATTGCGGTAAAGATAAAGAGCATCAGGAACTAAGTCCCATTCTTTATTCTTCAGGCGTTTAGTAATAGTATTAAAGTTATCACCACCGTAAAAACCGGCACCAAGATTATAAGCAAAGCTGAGCAGAGCGCCTCTTTTTCCATCTGACATTTCATTCCAATGTGGGATTTTGCGAAGTGATGGGAGAAACTGATTCTTACATTGAGTAATCAGAAGTTCATCTGCTTCTGCCTGAGTAATACTATCTCCCATTTGGAATGGTTGACCATTCTTATCTCTCGTTGAACCCCAACCAATAGTGATTGGAAGTCCACCAGTCAAAGGATCAGGGTATGCATTTAAATGACATCCCTCAAACTCTTTAATCAACTTAATGCCCATCATAGGCATATCATCACCACCTGCCACTGGAGCGGCAGCAGCGGGTGCTGGTGCTGATGCTGGTGCCGCACTACCCTTTTTTCCTCTGTAAATCTCCGCCCAATCAATATTATCTTCCAGATACTTGACTGGAAGATTATCTTCCAACCACTGAACTGCTTTAACGTGATTAGGATTCTTCTCGTCATAAAACTTGAAGAAGTTATGTAGATCGATTCTTGCCATTGTTGTCTCCAAAATACCTTTGATAAAGTTCGTTTGCTTCTAGATGTTTTCCACTATTTGTAAGTTCTTTAATCACTTTAAGCATCTTTGCTTTAAATCTAGTCGAAGATTCTGCCCCATCCATCATTACCTCCTGGGCACCAACGATGCTTGAGAACTGCTTTGGTGTAAATGGTCTTCTTACCATTTGTCACAGGACCAGTATAGTTATCATTTAATGAACCATATGGGTCATTAACATAATATCCTTTACCATCAGGTGTCTTTCCAATTACAACACACATGTGCCCACCAGTAGGTGCAGAAAGAGAACCCCTATGGAGTATGCCAATAACAACGGGTTTCCCAGAGTCCAGACTTTTATCAATATCAGCAAAAGATAAATTGTAACTAAAGTGTGACTTAACACCATAACCTGCCAGAACTTTCGTCTGTACGGAATGATCAGTCGTATCACCAATTGCAAATACTTTCTTAACGTATTCATCATCACCTTTGATGCTGCCTGGCTTGAGGAAAGCAAGACACATAGCACATGACGAACTGTTACAAGTTCTATGTGCATCTCTGTAGTTATCTACTTGATTAAAATAAGGAACTTCTAGAACTGCTGGTGTAGGGGGTTTAGTTCTAAAAATTCCAATCCAATCTGTTTCTGAGTCATCAAGAAATTGAGCAGGAAGATTATCCTCTAACCATTGAACTGCTGCAACATGATTTGAATTACTATCATCGTAAAATTTAAAAAAGTTATGAAGATCTAAAGTCATCTTCTTCTCCTATGTACTCTAATGAAAATATATCATGCTCTAAAATATTTGGATTCAACCATTCACTGAATTCAGATTGAATCGCACGGGCATCTTCAATATTTTCTTCACATAGGAAATGTATGCGGTCAACTGCCCAATCATGTGATTGCCGTAGAGTCTTTTCCAAAATTTCCATAGTCTTTTCGCAGGTAGCGTCCTAGAATATTGCTATTGTAGTACGCAGGAGTTCCATCGTCAAGAGACTCTTTCAATACATTATTTAGGAAAAGTTGCCTTGTCTCTTCATAATTACACTCTGCTTTTGTCTTATGGACAGAGATTATTATTCTTTCAAAACATTCTTTACCATATTTTATTATATCTTCTTTTAATTCTGGACAAGAACCATAATACTTTTTCCAATCTGATTCTTGTTTTACTTTCCTCTTCTTTCCTGGAGGAGTTCTAAAAGACCAAAAATACTTTCTACCCCAGTATTTGCGATCAGTTTTATTACAAGAAATAAGATATACAAAACCAAAATTATCTTGAATATCAGAAGACTCAAAAATTTCTCTATTGAATCTCCAAGGATTCTCATAGCTCATTTATTATACTTACAGAGCTATTATTTATCCTTTAACCGGGACAAAGCGAGTCTAGCAATAAAAAGGGGGTCTTGTCAACCCCCTTGAACTTATGGTATAATAAGTTTATCAGTCAAGATTACTTAATTCACTTATATAATACTCAACCACATCATCCCAGGTATATTGTGAAAAATCATAACCCTCTTCTACAAGATCATTTACCCATTCTTCAATTTCTTCAGCAAGAAGATAGTTCTCATATTGTTCAATAATATTTCCAACTGTTTCTTCATTCATTTCTAACATTACATAATGTGCTTCTTCAAGAGTATCAACTTGTTCAGTATCAATTAAATATTCAATAATTACATCATAAGCATCATAGGACTCTTTAGTTGTGGTTTGCTCTGCTTTTTTCTTTAATCTTTCCTGTTCTTTCTTAATATCCGCCTCAACAGATGATTTATCAATTTGTGCTTCTGGTTTTCCAGTTGTTGGAGTTTGATCCTGTTTTTCATTAGGACCTGGTTTATCTCTCATTGCAGAAATTTCTTCATATCCAGACTGACCAGGTTTCACCTTAGCAGCGAGTTCTGGATATTTTTTCGCCCATTGCTGCATGGCAGTTCCACCTTCTGGTTTTTTAGGTGTTGTTGATGATGGTGCTGGTTTTGCAAATCCTGAAGAAGATGTAGAAGACCCACCCCCACCACCTGAAGAATTAGATCCACCACCACCTGAAGAATTAGATCCACCACCACCTGAAGAATTAGATCCACCACCACCTGAAGGAGATGAAGATTTAGGTCCTACAATCTTTGGTCCTACAATCTTTGGTCCTACAATCTTTGGTCCTACAATTGCAGGACCTACCTTACCATCTCCACCTGCACCTCCAAGTTTTGCTCCCATATATCCAGCAAGAACACCAGTACCTCCTATTAAAGCACCCTTTGCAGCAGTCTTTACACCTTGAATTGCTCTTGCAGTTCTTGCTTGTTTTATTAATTCGGTTGCTTGTGTTGGATTTAATGATCCTTTTGGAACTTCTATACCTGCTTTAGTTGCTTGTCTTTTTGAAAGTTTTTCTAAAGCAGCTGTTCTTCTATCCTGTGCAGAACCTGTTCTTCCAGATACATTTTTAAATGGACCAGAAATATTAGGTCCTTTATTTGTTACAAGTTTTTTACCAATTTTTGATTCTACTCCAGCAGTTGCTGCTTTTGTAACTCCTGTTTTAACAGCACTTTTGGTTGCTTTTGCTCCTGCTTTAATTCCACTAGCAACAGCTTTGGCACCTCTTCCTAAAAGTTTTATTAATCCAGCAATCTCAAGAAGTTCAAACTGCTCTTCAACAAAATCATTATAAATTGCTTCTTCAGAAATAAAATTTATATCCGTACTTAAATATTTTTCTAAAATAACTTCTTCATCAGAACTCGCTAAAAACTTAACAAAAGTTTCAGCAGTATATCCCTCAGAAAACATTGCCAAAGCTAAAGAAAGAATAATATCTTCTGTCAGTTCTGCAGTTTCTTCATCGTAATATTCAGATTCTTCATTTAAAAAATCTTGGTCTTTTACATGAATGTTCTCATATAAAAAACCAAGATCGTTAATAAAGTCTTGCGAAATTCTAGACATGGTTATAAATTAAATACCTTTTTATAAAGGTATTTATAAAAATCACTTGCCAGGAAGTGCTTTTACTCCTAATGCCTTTTGGCGAGCAGCATCAGATTGACGTGCTTTCGCCAATGCTTGTTGTGCTTTTGCAGCATCATGCTTTTTATAAGCACCAGCAAATAAAGATCTGCCAATTCTTTCTAATGGATTTGAGGAAGTTTTAGCAAGAGATTGGGCACTTGGGCCTGCTTTATAAACTGCTTTACCACCTTTAAATGCAAGATGTCCCGCAGTTGACTGAGAACCTCTTTGAACTACACCAGTCTTAGCAAGTTGAACTGTTTTTCTTTGTGATCCGGAACCAGTTGACATAAAAGCAGGACCACCTGGTTTTTTCTGACTAAATGTTGTTTGACCACCAATACCTTTAATCGCAGTTCCTGCTTGTCTTTGGCGATTTGCTTTTGCCATTGCTGCTCTTTCTTTTGCATTTGCTCCAGCAGCAGTATCAAATGCTCTTCCTGCAAGTTTTGCACCCCCAATAGAGCCTGCAGTACCAAGAGCAGCACTGCCAAGACCACCTCCCCCAAGAGCGCCCAGAGCGCCTCCTGCGAGTCCTCCAGCAGCGACTGTAGCACCCTTAGCGAGTGATCTTGCCCATCCAGATCCCTTTGCTCTTTCATCTGCAGTAGATGTTACAGTATCAAGTGCTGCGGATGCTGGACCAGCAAATTTTCCTATTTTTGCCCATTTGCTAGATGGTTTTGCACCTGTGGGAAGTTTTTCTGCAGGTACTATTGCAGAAGAAGATGGTTTTCCTGTGGTTGTTAAACTTGATGATTGTCTTTTTGCTAATGCACTTGAAGATTTGTTAGTCTTAGCATCATATGCTGCTGCTCTTGCTTCTCTTCTTGCCGCTCTTTGGCGGCGGATTTCTGCTTCAACCTCTGGAGTTTTTGCACTAAATTCTTGTCTACCACCAGTAGTGGTGCCAGTAGTTGATTTATTTGCAGATGGAGTTGGTCTTTGTGGTTTTACTCCAGTAGTTGTTCTTTGGTT